AAAGTTAGGGCCATCAAAGGTTGTGACAAGATCGGTCTTCTTGTTGACCGGCGACCATATCATACGCCCATTGACAGACTTGGCCTCCATGCGAGTCCGTTCCTTCTCTTGAAAATCCCAATATACTCTCCCAAAGGATGTACCAAACAAAAGCAGGGATTTGACAAAATTGACAAGCTTCGGAAACATCCTTGCCCTTCGCCAATCATAACGAATAAGCGCATTGAGAATATGGTTGACGGTTACATCTCCTTCTTCAACGGGATAAAACGACCCCGTGGGTTCGTTGGCTACCATACGGGGAGTAATCGTCTCTATAACCCGAAAGATACGGGGATCAAACACACGGGCAGCATGGGGGTAATTTGCAGAATCAATGTAACACCGATAAAGTTCCTCCTGCGCGTTCATCCGGTCATGCACAGGGTCGAGGTATCGCTTCGCCAACTCGTACTGTTGGTTTAATTCAGATAACTGTTCTTGTTCATCAACTTTTTTAGCCATAAAAAGAGCGCCTATGAAAGGCGCTTGCACTCATTTTGAGTGAAAAGCTCTCTATCTACTTACCATTAGTCTCTCACTAAGTCAAACCGTTCTTACCCCGTAGCCACGTTCTTCCCTTCCAAAAGCTTACCTTCTCTACAATTCCACCACGGATGTTGAGCTTTATGTCCATTTCTCCATAATTACCCATCTTCTGTATCTCCTCTTCGATCTCAATGAGGTAAGGTTTATTGTCTGCTATGTATTTAGCAAAGTCTTCTGCGGAGCCTGTATTTGGAAATATCATATACCAATTATTGGGTCGTGAGGTGTATATTTGGGTAAATCATATGGTATTGGCTGATGTTTCTTATAACTCACCGCGAAGTAGCGTAAAGCTGCCATTAGATCATAGTGTCCTCCTGTGGGATCACCGTCTTCATCCAATACTGGTACATTTTCTCCCGTCACTGTTTGTTTCCATGAAAGTCTTTCTATTTGGCTAACAAACTTATCGTTCTGTCCATTGTTTAATACAAACAATCTCGACGCATTGATTATCGTTCTTCCGTCGGGCAACCGCACAGTGTGCCCTGGGTGTGATAGTAACATTTCATTTATCTTCTCAACACAAAACTCCACCCAACCCTTAAACCCTTGTCCAATTGTTTTATCCGCCGGATTTATATGTATACCGTGAAGTCTAAAATACTCCATCCATTGTTTACCCGACGGATCTCCCCACTTAGGTACAAAAGGTAGACCATAATCCATAGCTAATATCGCCTCTGCGTGTTGCTTTGTATCCTTATTGTTGTCTAAATAGCTATTTTCTATAAACCAATTATCTTCACCGTCTATTGCTATGCGTATTGATGCGGTGTAATGAACGTCTCCAAAGTCAAACCCTCGACCTCTATTCCATTCACCTGGAACTTCAAATGGTTCTATTAAGTGAATTGTTCTATCCCACGGCTTATGTGCTATTCCAGTGTGTTTTCTAAAGTCTGCAAGATACTCCTGGGCGAAGGTATCTTCGGTAAGTTCTTGTTTTGCATGGTCTATTTCCTCCTTTGGAATGTATGGGTTGTCGTAGCTGGTAAAACGCCATGACTTGTAATAGTCATCATTAGTCTGCCCACGGTTGTAAAGTTCGTAGAAATGGTTGTATCCTTTTGGCGTGCTAATGAATACAACAGGCGCCTCATAGTCGGTGAGAGTTGGACGTAAAACCTCCGACCATAACCATTCCCAGTTTCTGATTGAAGCAATTTCATCAATGACGAGACCACGCAATTTAACACCCCGAAGAGCATCTGGATTTTCAGCTCCTTTAAGTTCGATAACGCTACCATTAGTAAGCGTAAGCGATAGTTCCACTTCGTTTTTCTTTGCGATGAGCTTTTGTGGGACATAATGTTGTATTCCTTCCCAGTGAATCGACTTAGCTTGTTTATAAGTCGGCGCGACTATCCAATACCGTCCTACTTGTTCGTTTGCCCATGCTATAACCTGTAATTGACTCAATACCGACTTCCCACTTCTGCGTCCTGCGCATACTACTCGGAATCGGTGAGTGTCGTTCCAGACTTCGGTCTGCCATGAACTCAAGCGAATATCCATAATTTATTCTAGCACCATAAGTATCTGTCTTTCTATGGCAATCTTTACATAACGTTCTACCATTTGTAATATCAAATCTTAAATTTGGAAAATAAGCAAATGGCTTAATATGATCAGCCTCCAACAATATAGTTTTCCCTAGTCCATTTTTAATTCCACACAAAATGCAGGTATATTTATCTCTTATAAATACTTCTCTTCTCCAATCGTCATATCGTGAAGAATTTCTTATTAAATGATTTTCTTGTGTTATCCCACCCTTCCAAAAATGAGAGTTTTTACCCCTTTTTAAC